TTTCGCGCCGTAAAGATCATTGCAGAAGCCGCGGCTGCGTTGCCAGTTGTGTTGCAAGACCAAGAGCGTCGCTACGAGACGCATCCAATTCAAGCGCTTTTGGCCCGCCCAAATGCCGCACAGGGTCGCGCGGAAATTCTTGAGGCGTTATATGGTCAACTGCTTTTGACCGGTAACGGGTATCTGGAGGGCGTCGGTGACGAAGGCTTGCCAGTTGAGTTGCATGTTTTGCGGTCTGACCGGATGAACATTGTTCCCGGCGCCGACGGTTGGCCCGTCGCATATGAGTACGGTGTGAACGGTCGTAAGCACCGCTTTGCCGTTGCTCCCAATGAGACGATGGTTTGCCACGTCAAAAGCTTTCATCCGCAAGATGATCACTATGGATTCTCGCCGATGCAAGCCTCCGCGTCATCGATTGATGTGCATAATTCCGCATCCCGTTGGTCAAAGGCATTGCTCGATAATGCAGCCCGTCCGTCTGGTGCGATTGTTTATCGCGGTGCCGATGGTCAGTCGCAGTTGAGTACGGACCAATATGATCGGTTGCTGTCAGAGATGGAGACCCAACATCAGGGTGCCCGCAATGCTGGCCGACCAATGTTTCTAGAGGGCGGTTTGGATTGGAAACCAATGGGCTTTAGCCCGTCGGACATGGAATTTCAGAAGACCAAAGAAGCTGCTGCGCGTGAAATTGCCGTCGCCTTTGGCGTGCCGCCTATGTTGTTGGGCCTACCAGGTGATGCGACTTATGCAAATTACCAAGAGGCGAACCGTGCGTTTTACCGATTGACGGTTTTGCCGCTAGCTTCGCGCATTCTTGGGTCAATTTCGGACTGGCTGTCTGACTTTACTGGCGAGCATATTAGTCTGCGCCCCGATTTGGATCAAATTCCGGCACTAGCTACCGAACGGGAAGCCCAATGGCGTCGTATCAGTGATGCCGCATTCTTATCGGATGCTGAAAAGCGAAACCTGCTGGGTTTGCCTGTTATTGAGGTTGGCGATGTCGCGTAAAATCGTTGATCTGCCTATTCGCGAACGTGTGCAAACCCGCCCGCCTGTGTCTGACTTTTGGTTCGCTCAACTGGATGTCCGATTGGGCAAGATCGAAGTCATGTTGACCCGCCTTGAATGGCAAGTTTGGATCATCGTCTGCACCGTGTTTGGCCTTTCTGTACTTGAAATTATCAACGCCCTTTCGGCAGTTTGAATTGGAGTTACCTGTGACATTAGAACGCAAATTTTGCCAAACCGGAAGTGACCTGAAGATTATTGATGGGGCAAGGATCGAAGGTTATGCGTCGCTTTTTGGCAAGGCGGATCAGGGTGGTGACATCGTGGAAGCTGGCGCATATGGCGCATCACTTGCCCGCGCGATCCAAAAGGGCTGCACAGTCAAAATGCTGTGGCAACATGACCCCGCCGAGCCGATTGGCGTTTGGGATGAGGTCGTGGAAGATGCCAAAGGCCTTTGGGTAAAGGGTCGGATTTTGAACGATGTGGCCCGTGGTCGCGAAGCTGTAGCATTGATCGAAGCGGGCGCCATTGACGGCCTGTCAATTGGGTACCGCACGGTCAAATCCCGCAAGAACGACAAGGGCTCACGCCTATTGTCAGAGTTGGAGCTTTGGGAGGTGTCTTTGGTCACGTTCCCAATGCTACCCGATGCGCGCGTCGGTGCTAAAGGGGATGACCCTGCGGCCAAAACGTTGCGTGAGATGGCGGGTGTGTTTGAAGATGCCCGTCGCCACATGGCGCGCGACTAGCCGCGCCACACCATCCATCAAGAGGACCGATTGATGAGCAAACCTGAGTTAAAGGCTCGGGTCGGGGAAGATGTGTCTCCGGCCGATGAATTGAAAGCCGCGATTTCCGGTTTCATGAGCGATTTCAAAGACTTTTCCACTGGCGTGAATGCCAAATTACAAAAACAGGATAATCGAATGAATAAGCTAGATCGAAAGACAATGATGAATGGCCGTCCCGCATTGGCTACCAATGCCCACGATGATGCACCCCATCAAAAAGCGTTTTCCGCATATCTGCGGTCTGGGGATGATGACGGCCTGCGTGGCTTGGATTTGGAGGGCAAGGCGCTGGGGACTTCTGTCGCTGCGGACGGTGGCTACCTTGTTGATCCACAGACTGCTGACACGATCAAAGGTACGCTGAGCTCCACGGCGTCGTTGCGTGCTATTGCCAATGTCGTCAACGTCGATGCAACGTCGTTTGACGTGCTGGTTGATCACACTGAAATGGGCGCTGGTTGGGCGACTGAAGTAGGCGGTGTTGCTGAAACAGACACCCCACAGATCGACCGTATCTCAATTCCATTGCACGAGCTGTCTGCGCTGCCCAAAGCGTCACAGCGTTTGCTTGATGACAGTGCGTTTGACATCGAAGGCTGGTTGGCTGGCCGTATTGCCGACAAGTTCGCTCGATCCGAAGCGTCTGCATTTGTGAACGGTGACGGTATCGACAAGCCGAAGGGTATGCTGACCTATCCTACCGTCGACAATGACGTGTGGGTTTGGGGTAACCTTGGTTATGTTGTCACTGGTGCTTCGGGTGCGATTTCCGACGGCGATGCGATTGTTGATTTGGTCTATGCGCTGGGTGCTGAATACCGCGCCAATGCGAGCTTTGTGATGAACTCTAAGACTGCGGGCACTGTGCGCAAGCTTAAGGACAATGACGGCCGTTTCTTGTGGTCTGATGGTCTTGCTGCTGGCGAGCCTGCGCGTCTGATGGGCTATCCCGTGCTGATCGCAGAAGACATGCCCGATATCGCGGCAGATGCCACAGCCATCGCCTTTGGCGACTTTGGTACTGGCTACACGGTGGCCGAGCGTCCTGATCTGCGCGTTCTGCGCGATCCGTTCTCTGCTAAGCCGCATGTCTTGTTCTATGCGACCAAGCGTGTTGGCGGTGCGGTCAGCGATTTTGGTGCGATCAAGCTGCTTAAGTTCGCGATCAGCTAAACACTGGCGTGAAGGGGTGCTGTTCCACTTGGATGGCACCTAACCCGGGCGCGCGTGGCTAAATCCGCGGGTTGTCTAGCTGCTCCCTTCCGACCGAGCAATCCGCAGCATGCGCGTCCGGCTTTTCTGCATAAATCAAGTTTTTTGGAGTGTTCCATTATGTTAGTCGAAGAGACCACTGTGCCGCCATCGGCCCTGCCGGTCGCCACGTTCAAAGACCATATGCGCATGGGATCGGGTTTCTCGGATGATGACATCCAAGACGGCGTGCTCGAAGGTTTCCTGCGTGCGGCGATTGCAACCATTGAAGCCCGTACTGGCAAAATCACGATTGAACGCACGTTTAGCCTGTCGTTGACCGCATGGCGCGATGTGACGTCCCAGCCACTGCCGCTGGCACCTGTGCGTGCGATCGCTGGGGTCACTATTTTGGACCGCAATGGCTTGGAAACGCTTGTGGATCCAATTGCCTATTACTTGGTGCAAGATACCCAGCGACCGCATTTGCGTGCGGGGCAGGCGACCTTGCCTCCAATTCCCGAGGCGGGAGGCGTACGTATTCATATGAGTGCTGGTTTTGGTCCTAACTGGTCTGATCTTCCGGCTGATATGGCCCAGGCAATTTTGATGCTTGCGGCCCATTTTTATGAATTCCGCCACGATACTGGTGCGGGTGCAAAGCCGATGCCGTTTGGCGTTTCAGCGTTGATCGAGCGATTTAGGAACATACGTTTATTCAATGGTGTCCGTCCATGAGCCGCCCACAGTTAAACCGTCATCTGGTTCTAGAGCACGAAACCCAAGTGCCTGATGGGTCTGGTGGTTTTTTGCGAAATTGGTTGGCTCTGGGTGCTCATTGGGCCGAAATTAATGCCGGATCTGGTCGCGAGACATCCGGTCCGGCAACAACTCTGAGCCGCGTGGTCCATAAAATAACGATCCGCGCCGCCCTTGCCGGATCTGACGCTCGTCCCTTGGCGGGCCAGCGGTTTCGCGGGCATGGTCGGATCTATGCCATACATGCAGTTGCTGAAAATGCCGCGAATGCCCGCTATCTGACGTGTCACACCACAGAGGAGACTGTCGCATGAGTTATGGTGTATCTGCATCCCTACAAGAGGCGATTTATCAACACCTGTATACCGATCCTGATGTCGTGTTGGCCGTTGGCACCAATGTGTTTGACGCACTGCCGGCTGGAATTTTGCCGTCGCTTTATGTTGTGCTGGGTCCTGAAGTGGTCAAAGACCAGTCTGATAAAACAGGTGCCGGTGCATTGCACGAGCTTGCGGTGTCCGTTGTCACTGATGTGGCCGGGTTTGCCCAAGCGAAGGTAGCGGCCGCCGCCGTGTCTGATGCTTTGATTGACGTTGATCTGCCCCTGTCACGTGGAATGTTGATCTCATTACAGTTTTACAAAGCGACCGCCGCGCGTGTCGGCACTGGCGACACCCGACAAATCAACCTGATTTTCCGCGCCCGAGTTGCGGACGTTTGACCTTGAAATTTCTAACCTTTAAGGAGTGCTGGCAATGGTAGCCCAGAACGGTAAAGACCTGTTGGTCAAAATTGATATGACAGGTGATGGCCTATTTGAAACTGTCGCCGGTCTGCGGGCGACGCGCATCAGCTTTAATGCTGAAACTGTTGATGTCACGTCGCTGGACAGCACTGGCGGCTGGCGTGAGCTGTTGAATGGTGGTGGTGTGAAAACGGCTTCGATTTCTGGGTCTGGTGTGTTCAAGGACGAGACGACGGACGAGCGTGCGCGCCAGCTTTTCTTTGACGGTGAGACACCAAATTTCCAGGTGATCGTGCCTGATTTTGGCACCATGGAAGGTCCGTTCCAGATTGGATCAATCGAATATGCAGGTTCGCATAACGGGGAAGCCACCTACGAGTTGTCGCTTGTATCGGCAGGCGAGATTGCCTTCACGGCGGCGATATAATGGCCAACCCATTGGCCGGAGAGGTTGAGGTCATTATCGATGGCACGCCGCATTGCTGCAAGCTGACACTTGGGGCGATGGCCGAACTTGAGGCCTCGTTAGGTACCAATAGTTTGGTGGACCTTGTTCAACGGTTTGAGGTTGGCAAGTTTTCAAGCCGCGATGTGATGGCTTTGATCGTGGCTGGCTTGCGGGGCGGCGGATGGGATGGCAATGCGGCGGATTTGATCCGCGCGGATATTGCCGGGGGCGCGGTGGGCGCTGCACAGGCGGCGGCACACCTATTGGTCCGCGCCTTCAGCCCACCCGCGTAGCCCTGATGGATTGGCCCAATCTTATGCGTGCCGGTTTGCATGACCTGCGTTTGCCCCCTGATGATTTTTGGGCACTGACCCCAGCTGAGCTGCAAATCATGCTGGGGCTGGACAAGAGGTTGATGCCTATGGCCCGTGATCAATTTGAGGCCCTTGAGGCCGCGTATCCCGATATCCAAGAAGGATAAAACATGAGTGGACTAGATGATATTGACGCGCTTGATGGCGAGGTTTCGGCATTAGAGCGCACGTTGGGCGATACGGCGGCCATGACGGCGGCCTTTGACAGTCAGTTGCGCGATATTCAGGGTACATTGACGGAAACGACACGTGATTTGGGTAATCTGGAACGTGGATTTTCTGGTGGATTGCGTCGCGCCTTTGATGGATTGGTCTTTGACGGGTTGAAGCTATCGGACGCCCTCAGTGTTGTTGCCAAGTCAATGGTCGACACCGCCTATTCTGCTGCGATCAATCCGGTGATGCAGCACTTAGGTGGGTTGCTTGCTAGCGGCGTAAATGGCGCGGTGTCGAGCATCATGCCTTTCGAGAACGGTGCTCCATTTTCGCAAGGTCGTGTGATGCCATTTGCCAAAGGTGGCGTGCTGGACGGGCCGACAACATTTTCAATGCGCGGTGGCACCGGCTTGATGGGGGAGGCTGGCCCAGAGGCCATCATGCCGCTTGCGCGAGGTGCCGATGGGCGGCTTGGTGTGCGTTCAGCTGGTAGTGGAAGCGTGAACGTCAACATGCATATCTCCACGCCTGATGTGCAGGGTTTCCAACGCAGTCAGGGACAAATTGCAACCCAGATGGCGCGCGCCTTAGGTCGCAGCCAGCGCAATCGTTAACAGGGAGGTTTTCCAATGGCTTTTCACGAAATGCAGTTTCCAGCGGCTCTAAGTTTTGGGTCGATTGGCGGACCTGAGCGGCGTACGGACATCGTCACGCTGTCAAACGGATTCGAGGAACGCAATACGCCCTGGGCGCATTCGCGCAGGCGATATGATGCTGGCATCGGTTTGCGGTCACTCAATGATGTCGCCGACATAGTTGCGTTTTTCGAGGCACGCGAAGGTCAGCTCCATAGTTTTCGGTGGAAAGACTGGGGGGACTTCAAATCTTGTGCGCCTTTGTCGGAACCGGTGTCGTCTGACCAGTTGATCGGCATTGGCGATGAAATAACGAAGGTTATTCAGCTTGGCAAATCGTACCGGTCTGGCGATCAATCTTATCTGCGGCCGATTACAAAGCCTGTAGAGGGTACTGTTCGCGTCTCGATTGGTGGCGATGAGATGCAAGAAGGCATTGATTATGCTGTCGATTTCACAACCGGAGAGGTGATTTTCCCTCATCCGCCAGACCTTGGGGCCGAGATTCATGCAGGGTTCGAGTTTGATGTGCCTGTGCGGTTTGACACAGATATCATTCAGACGTCTGTTTCTAGTTTTCGGGCTGGTGACGCGCCCAATGTGCCGATTGTTGAGGTGCGCGTATGACTGTTGCGACGCTGAACACGCATCTGCAAACGGGTGCGACGCATGTGTGTAGCTGTTGGGCTGTGACCCGACGCGACGGTGTTGTTTTTGGGTTCACCGACCATGACACGGCACTAGCATTTGATGATATCGCGTTCACGCCTGACAGCGGCCTTTCAGCAAAGGCGATCACCAGCACGACGGGCCTGTCGGTAAACAACACCGAAGCCTTGGGCGTTCTTGGCGCTGACACAATCACTGATGCCGATATTGAGGCAGGACGCTTTGACGGCGCAGCGGTCACGACCTGGCTTGTCCGATGGGATGAAGTAGCTGATCGTGAGGTGAAGTTCACTGGGTCGATGGGCGAGATTGTGCGCGAAGCCGGTACTTACCGCGCTGAGCTGCGTGGGTTGACAGAGATGTTGAACCAACCTCAGGGTCGCGCGTATTTGAAGACCTGTAGCGCGGTTTTGGGTGATGGTGGCTGTAAAGTTAGTACGACTGATCCTGCTTTTAGGGCCGTCGCGACTGTCGATGTCGTGACGGGCAATCAGGTTTTTAGGTTTGCGCAGACAGCGCCTTATACGGACCGTTGGTTCGAAGGTGGCATCATGCAATTCCGGTCTGGCGCGGCAATGGGTCTTGAGGCCGTGATTAAGGGCGACGAGATCGATGGGGATGAGCGTGTCATTACGTTGTGGCGCCCTTTGCCGGCGTCGATTGTGCCGGATGACGCTGTTTGGCTGATTGCGGGCTGTGACAAGCGGTCGGAGACCTGCCGCGTCAAATTTGATAATCTTGTAAATTTTCAAGGGTTTCCCGACATTCCTGGTGATGACTGGCTGATGAGTGTGCCGCGTTCCGACGGCGGGAGCATGTCGCCATGACGCTGCCCCGAGAGGTCAGTATCGCCCGGAGTTGGGTCGGGACGCCGTATATTCATCAAGCTTCAAGCCAAGGCGTCGGATGTGATTGCCTTGGCCTTATACGCGGTATTTGGCGCGGCTTGCATGGTGCCGAGCCGCAGCCAGTTCCGGCATATACCGCGGATTGGTCCGAGCCGCAGGGGCAAGAACTACTTTGGGCGGCGGCGGCGCGGCATCTTTGTGCTGTTGAACGGGATACCCCGCAGGCTGGTGATGTGATTTTATTTCGCATGCGCCAGGGTGCCGTCGCCAAGCATTTAGGCATCGTTGCGACGACGTCGCCAAACCCAACATTCATTCACGCCTATACAGGGCACGGGGTGGTCGAAAGCCCACTGTCGGAGCCATGGCGCAAGCGCATTGTCGCGCATTTCGTATTTCGATAAGGAACCTTTGATATGGCCACAATCGTACTCTCCGCAGCTGGAATGGCTCTTGGCGGATCAATTGGCGGCTCTGTCTTGGGGCTGTCTATGGCGACTATTGGACGCGCGGCAGGGGCGGCTGCAGGCCGTTGGATTGATAAAAGACTACTTGGGTCTGG